GTCATTTAATGATGCAATGACATCAACAGCTGTACAAGCTTACGTCATTCAACAAGACATAGCCGACGCAGACGCACTTGCAGCAACACTAGAAAATCAAGCATCACTTGGTGGTGGTTAAAATAAACAATAAAACAGAATATATTTTTAAAGATATGAGAAAGAAAGTAGAACTTCTAATTGATGAAGATGAACCAATCAGCGGCATTGAAGCCGTTAGTTTAGTTCGATTCCCTGCTATTGAAACTGATTTTGTTTATTTATCTAGCAACGCCGACAAGAAGATGTCGTTTGCTATGGACGAAGAAAAGCAAATGCTTATCGGGCCTGCGTTGATACCAGATAAGTTGATTATGCGCCTAGACGAAAACGACGAAGAATACGACGTCTATTTTTCTAAAGACACAGTACGTCAAGCGATGGAATTGTTTATGCGTGAAGCTAGAACAAACGAAAGCACCCTTGAACACGCGTCAAAGATTGACGGCGTTACTGTTGTCGAATCTTGGCTAGTCGAAGATTCTGACAAAGACAAAAGCGCATTGTACGGTTTTAATTTGCCTGTTGGGACTTGGATGATTGCGTCAAAAGTAAACAACAAAGAAATTTGGGAAAAGGTAAAGAAACGTGAAGTGCGAGGTTACTCAATAGAAGGTTACTTTACTGACAGACTTGTTGAGATGAAACGTGGCAAGCTGTGCAAAAATTGTCCTGAAGACGAGCAAATTATTGAAGAACTTAAAGCTATAATTTTAGAAGAAGTAACACCGTCTGGTGAACTAAACGGACAGCCCTTATTTAAGATGGCACAAGACGCACAACTTTGGGGAGAAATCTTTTTTAATAGAACTGGATTCAACGCAGTTTCAGTAAACGGTGAAACACTTTATATGTCTAAACAGGCGCACGCAAGTATTGCAATAGATGACAATTACGCAGTTATAAATGACCGATTAGCATATTCAACAAAAGAAATGGCCATCAAAATTGCTAACGACATAGGATGCAACGGATTTCACACACACGACTTCGAAGGCAAAGTTTGGTTTATGCCTTGTGAATCACACACACTAAGCACGGAAAAACTAGAATCGTACCCCTGGGATGAATGTATACGCGATCAAACAAATCGTTATGGGTCAAAAGAAGTAGCAGAAAAGGTATGTGGTATGATCCGTTCAAAATACGGCTGAAAATAAACACCATAAAAAGGTTTATATATATCAATGATAAATTAATTAATTACGCGTAATGAACACAGTTGAAAAAATCAGAAAGGCACTAGGACTTCCACAAACGAAGTTATATGCCGAAGCTCGTCTTGACGACGGGCGTGTTGTCGTTACTGAAGCTGAGTCAATGGACGTAGGCGTTGAAGTTCGTATTCTCGACGATAGTGGAGAAGCATCACTTATTGACGCTGGTACATATACACTTGAGGACGGAACGAAAATTGTTGTAAACGAAGATTCTCGTCTAGCATCTTTAGGAGATGACGAAGTTGAAGTTGAAGTAGAACTTGAAGAATCTCCAAACGAAAAAGATGACGAAGACGAGATGGGCTACGAGAAGAAAAAAGTCGATATGAATTACGACAAAGTTCGTGATGCACTCGACCAAGGTTTCCCAGACTTAGGACAAGACACTATCGACGCTATCGCTACTCTTGTAGCAACTATTTACTCTAACGACGAGGAAGTTGTTGAAGTAGTTGCTGAAGAAGAAGAAGACGACAGAGAAGATATGTCTAAATTCTTAGAAGAAGCTTTTGCAAGTATTAGCGAAAGACTAAACGCTTTAGAAGATGCGCCAGCATCTAAGGGTGTAACACACTCGCCAAACAACTTTTCGGCTACGCACAAGCCAAAAGATTTAAAACAATTAAATAGTGTAGAACGTGCGCTACATAACATAATCTCTAACAAATAATCTTATGAGTAATTTAAAGAAATACGATTTCGATATTACTGTTGCAGCAAACACTTATGCTGGTGAGTTAGCTTTACCTTATGTAACGGCGGCTCTACTTGGCGCAGAAACTATTGCAAAAGGTCGTTGTCGTTTAATTGAAGGCGTACAATTTAAGGCCGTAATTAATTCGCTTAGAACATCTGACACAATTCAAGCGGCTAACTGTTCGTTTAACGATGGAGCAGACTTAACACTAGACGAACAAGTTGTTGAACTTAGCGATCTAGCAGTTATGGAAGTAATTTGTCGCGAAAAGATTTTCCCAACTTGGGTAGCAGCTCAAGGACGTATGCAAAGAAACGGCGACATACCTGTTGCGTTTACTGACTTCTTAATGGCTGCTGTTGCAGAAAGAACTGGAACACACCTAGAAACTTTGATGTGGAGTGGAGCTTCACCTTTTGGAACAGGTTTCCTATCTAACGACGGAGTAATTGACGAAGCTGGTATTGACGCATCAGCAATGGCAGACTTCATTGAAGCTGACCTAGGTACAGCGTTTACAGCAGCAACTATCCTTGGTCATATGAGTACAGTATTTGATGCAGCACAAGCTGCGCCAGGTATTCTTCAAAAGCCAGGATGTGGATTCTATATGTCATACGAAGCTTACGCTTTCTTCTTGCAAGCGATCGCAGCTCAAAGCACAAACCAAGGTTACAACCAAGACTTAGGCGGAGCGACATACTTAGGCTATCCTGTTTACCCAACATCTGGTATACCAAACACAACTGACGTGATGGTATTTACATACCCTGACAATATTGTTGTTGGTACAAACAACTACACGCCAGATACACAAGCTGCTCTAATTCCAGCTTACGCTTACGACGGATCAGACAACGTAAAAGTTGCATTGCGTTTCGGAGTTGGTGTAAACGTAGCTGTTAAGAATGACGGTGTTGTTGGATTTAACTTCTCTTAATCACTAAAATAGAATAATATGCCTTGTTTAATATCAGCCGCAAGAGGTATCGATTGTAGAGATGCAATCGGTGGTTTAAAGGCAATTTATTTTTGTAGTAACTACTGCTCTAACATACTTGCTTCGGCAACGGTGACGGCAGATTCTTATATTATCACAGACGCAGACTTTCAAGACTGGGATATATTCGGTTCGCCAACTGGTTCAAAGGTGCAAGTATACAAATATGATTTAGTAACTGACTTGTCAAACTTAACTGTTGCAATTGAAGCTGATAAGGCGACAGGTTCAGTTATGTACAATCAAACTTTAAACGTAGTGCTACACAAAGTTGTTGCCGCAGACCTATTTCAATTAGGACTAATCGCAAAAAATCGTGCGCAAATCTTTGTACAAGATTCTAACGATAATGTTTTCTTAATGGGAATAGTGGACGGGTGCTACCTTACTGGTGGTGATACAATAGCGACAGGAACAAACCGTTCAGATATGAATGGCTTAACGCTTAACTTTACTGCTAAAGAGCAAGATCCGTTATACATACTACCAGCTCCAACGGTAGGTGGCACAAACTTCCCATTCGATGGGTTAGCAGATGCCGCAGACATAGCAATCACATCAGCGTAAGTTGGTTTGATTAACGATAAGAAGGGGTGTGGCAATGCGCCGCATCCCTTTTTATTTTAAACAAATACACGTTTCTTATATATTCCATAGATGCAACAAATTAGGAACGCAAATAACGCAACAGGTACGGACGTAACAAATCATTTTTACGTTACAGCAAACCAAGTTCAAAGTATTGCACAATCTAGTGTTAAATATTTAGTAGAGCTTACTTCGTTAAGTTCTAAAAATTCTTTGTATTTTATACCTTTGACAGTAAATACCGACAATGTACCAAGGTTTGTACGACTTACTTTTGGAGTAATGGACAAAGACACAACAGCAGATCCAACTAACGGCATAATAAAATTCTACGACGACACTGGAAAGCTAGACACATATCCTATGGGTTTTTATACCTACAATATTTACGAGCAAACAAGTACCACAAACTTAGATCCTGCTAACGCAACTTTGATAGAAGAAGGTATGGCCTATGTTAGAGACTTTTCTGGCAATATGGAAGAAGTAACTCCTGACTTTAACGAATATAACCCTACGGTTAATCAATACGTTTACCCATAATGAACAAACACGATTTTAGCGTTATAAATTATACTGACCAAGAGATACCAGTATTTCAAGAAAAGCAAGGTCAAAATTATGTTTCGTATGGTTTTGACGACCTTTACGGTGACTACTTGCGAGATTTATTTTTAGCAAGTTCAACTAACGGTGCGATCATAAACGGTGTTGCTGATATGATTTACGGTGGTGGTTTAGATGCTACAGATAGAGACGACAGCGATTCTAAACGTGAACAATGGCTTCGTCTACAAGATTTACTTCGCAAGAGTTCTGACGGTCTTTTGCAACGAGTAGCATTTGATTTAAAGCTATATGGTATGGCTTATGTTAATGTTATTTGGAACGCATCAAGAACAAGAATAGGATGTATAAAACATTTACCTGTCCACACAATGCGAAGTGGGATTGCTGACGAAGAAGGAAACGTGAACGAATACTATTATAAGTCAGACTGGAAAGAAAAAAGACTAAAAGAAAAAACAATTAAAGCGTTTTCTTTAGAAGACAGAACTGTTGCATCTACTTGTTTACAGATTAAAAGGTATACGCCTTCGCTACATTACTACTCTGTGCCTGACTATGCTGGTGGTACTAATTATTGTGAACTTGATCAACGCATCAGCGACTTTCATCTTTCGAACATACGTCGAGGGTTTTTCCCTTCGATGCTTTTATCGTTTAAGAATGGCGTACCAACACAAGAAGAACGCCGTGTTATAGAACAAAAAGTCATACAAAAGTTTACTGGCGACGATAATGCAGGACGTATTTTAATTACGTTTAACGACGGCGACGAGACAGCTCCAAGTTTTACACCTATACAACAAAACGGTGCTGACGGAATGTATGAGTATCTTTCGAAGCTAGTTAGCGAGAAGATACTAACGGCGCATCGCGTGGTTAGTCCTTTGATGTTTGGAATACGATCAGAAGGTGGTGGCTTTGGAAATAACGCAGACGAATTAAGGGATTCATATTCTTTGTTTAACAATACTGTAATTGCTCCATTTCAAGACATAATTTTAAAGACGTTCGGTATGTTGTTTGGCATAAATGACATTGAGCTAGATCTATTCTTTATAACAGCTAAACCTGCTGACTTCTTAGACTTAGATGTCATAGAAACGCTAGACGAAGGTGAGCAACAAAAAGAAGGCGTTACGACTAAAGATGAAGTTATTGTTGACGAACAAGTCGATGAAGTACAAGTAGACGATGTTGAAGAAGTAGGTGATATAATGCCAGACATAACTATCGACAAAGAAGCTTCATATAATGGTGCGCAAATTTCATCGGCACTTGATATTATTGTAAAAGTTGGAGAAGGATTACTAACACCAGAGCAAGCAATTGTTTTCTTAGTGCAAATGCTACAATTTGACCCTGCTGTTGCTAAAGCTCTATTCACTGAAGGCAAAGATGCAACAGTTGAAATAGAAAAATTTAGAAGCAAAAAAACTAAAAAAAAAAGAAACGTCTTTGACGAATCAATTACTGACTATCCACAATCAGTAAAAAACAATGCTAAGAAAGTTTTAGACTTTGTAGATAAGAACGGATGGGGTACTTGTGGCACAGCCGTTGGTAAGCAACGTGCGAACCAATTAGCTAACGGAGAACCAATAAGTATTGAAACCGTACAACGTATGGCTAATTACTTAACACGTCACGCTAAAGATCTAGAAAGTAGTAAGTCGTACAACGACGGATGTGGTAAGCTTATGTATGACGCTTGGGGTGGTAAAGCTGGCCTTAGATGGGCTAAGTCAAGACTAAAGCAACTAGACCTAAGCAAAGAAGAAATGAGCGATTGTGTTCGCTTATCTGCTGCCGAAAGTTTAATTGAGCAAGCTGAAGATGAATCAACATTGCTTAAAGAATTTAGTTTAGTAGATGCAAGCAAAGTAAACTACGATCACGAAGAACATCTTAACAAGATGTGGAATTTTGCAAAGCCAAGGGTTATACCAGGCAGCTCACAAGAACGAGGCAGTCGTGGAGTATCTGAACAAGACAACGAATTAATTAGAGTACGTTACGCTTATATGCCTAAGAAAACAGGTATAAATGGAAACCCGTCAAGAGACTTTTGCAAGCTTATGATTGCAGCAGGCAACAAAGTATGGACAAAAGAACAAATTGAATTAGCATCAGACCGAGCAACTAACCCTGGCTGGGGGCCTGCTGGCTCTGACTTTTATAACATTTGGTTTTATAAAGGTGGTGGGTCTTGTCAGCACTTTTGGGAACGTAGGACGTACTTAAAGAAAGACAACAAACGAATTAGCGTAAATGAAGCACGACGTCTTATACAAAAGGAACAAGCTAGTCTATTGAAAAAAAATGACATAAGAGTTGCAAAACGACCAAGAGATATGGAAAACAGAGGTTTTATAGACCCACAAATTGCAGCTAAAATTAAAACACCTAGAAACTAATGGCACAATCACAAGCACTATTTGTATCAGCAAACAGACTGAAACGAGACACAGCAATCGGAGGGTCAGTTGACGACGATCTTATCCGTCCTTACGTTTATATGGCACAACAACGCTGGATTCTACCTGTGTTAGGAACTGACTTATATGACAAGCTTTGCAGCGATATTGACACAGGTTCAGTGTCAGGTGTTTACGAAACATTGCTTGATCAGTATGTTATACCTGCAACTGTGCAATATGCCTTTTCACAATTAATACCTTATTTAAGAGTACGCTTTGTAAACAACGCCGTTGTAATTATGAATAGTGAACAAAGTTCTGCTGCAACATACGACGACCTAAGACCACTAATTGACCAAGCAAACGATATGGGCAACTTCCATAGACAACGCTTAATCGATTACTTGTGCGACAATTCTTCTAGCTATCCTGAATATACGTCAAATACTGGTTCGGATTTATGTCCAACAAAAAACAACTACACACAAGGGTTAAATGTAGATGACGTGTATACAGACTTAAAAACACAAGCGTTTATAACTGCGATTGGTAAATGTGACATATGTTGAACAAAAAACGTGGCAAGTATAAGCCAAGTAAAAAAAACGAACAAAAACTAAAAAAATATATCAATGGCAAATCAGAAAGTCAGCGACCTAACAGCACTAGGCGCAACACCAGCCAATGACGACGTTCTATATATTGTAGACACTTCTGCTAGTGCCAGTAAAAAGGTTACATACGCTAACCTTGTTGCTGGTGCTGGAGGTACTGTTGTTTCAACAAAGGTGTCAATTAACAATGCTGCTGTATTAGCAATGAAATTTGATAATACTCCAGTCACTTTAAAAGCTGCCGAGTCTGGAAAAATTATTGTACCTGTTGCAGCCATAGTTGTAGCAACTTACGCAACGACAACAGAAAGTTCGTCAGACGATTTACGTCTAGGATGGTCGGCAGCAGATTCAACAACAACACAAAATTGGGGTGCATCAAGAGATTTTATGAATGGCGTATCTAGTGGCACTATAACACAATATTTTGGTGGTCAGATTGGTGGTGGATCTTTTAACAATATGACTTTCAGCATAACAAACAAACCCTTCCAAATTTGGTGTTCAGATGTGTTTAATGGTGGGTGGTCGATGGACGTTTATTTTTCTTATTATATGGTAGACGCATAATGGACATAACACAATACGAAATGCTTGTACTAGCAACAGGTTTGCTTGGTACTGTTTTTAAGTTTCAAAGAGATTACACTATTCTGACAGCTAGAGTAGTTGCCCTAGAAAAGCACGAAAGCGAAGTTAAAGATTTGCTTAGAAATCTGTGCGAGGGTATGCAAGAAATAAAGTTGTTGTTAGCTGAAAAAGGTATTAAATGAGAGAAATTAAATCTGTTGTATTACATTGTACAGCTACGCCGTTAGACAGAAAACTAACTGTTAAAGAGATCAGAAAGTGGCACGTCAAAGGCAACGGCTGGTCAGACATTGGATATCACTTCGTAATTCATCAAGACGGAACTATTGAACGTGGTCGTCATATTGGAAAAGTTGGCGCACATACTTGGGGCAACAATCACGGCAGTATTGGTGTTGCATATTGTGGTGGTGTAGAAAAAAAGGTCTTGAAGTCAATGGACAAAGAAAAGCCAAAGTCAAAAACTACATTGGTATCTAAAGACACAATGACTGACGAGCAAGAAGCATCGTTTAGAAATTTGTTTAAGATGCTCGAAATTATGTTCGGCGAGCTAAAGTTAAGAGGACACAACGATTACACTTCGTCAAAAGATTGCCCTGGATTTAAAGTCAGGGAAAAGTTTGGCGACATAATGGAATTATAAAATGGAATTTATTGAAAACAATTGGGTCGAGTTATTGCTTGCCCTTATAACTTTTGGTAGCACATACACAGCTTTAACGGCTACTAAAAAAGACGACGAAATACTTGACATCATCAAGAGAGTATTTAATGCTATTGTATTAGGCAAAAACACTTGTCAGAAAGATTGCGAAAAATAATGCAAAAGCAAATAATTGGCCTACTATCTAAGCTAGACCTTACCGAAATATTCCGAGACAAAGGAAAGCTTCGTAAATGGTCAGCAAAGCGCACTATTGGAGGCGTAATTGTAACCTATGCACTGACATCAATGAACGGGCAAATTGAATGGAACGGCGTTGTGTTATGTGTTGTAGGCATTGTACCACTATGCTTGTCATTCTTTGAAGGACGTAAGGCCTAGATTAAAAGGTAAAAAGCTGAAAGCGTTTCAGCATCTTACTAAAAAGGAAAGGCGAATCCTTATTGTTGGGGATTTGCATTGCCCTTTTGATTTAGACGGATATTTAAAGTTCGTAGTTGACACTTACGAAAAGTGGAATTGTAACCAAATTATTTTAATAGGTGATTGTATTGATAATCATTATGCCTCTTTTCACCCAACCGACCCTGACGGCTTTGGCGGTGGTGAAGAACTTGACAGAGCAATCAAAAGAGTTTCAAGGTACAGAGACGCCTTCAATAAAATCTGCGATAGAAAGGTGGACGTACTAATTGGAAATCACGATCGATTGATAATGCGTCGTGCTTTTGATTCTAACATACCTGCTAGATGGATAAAATCATACAACGAAGTTTTAGGCACAGACTGGAATTGGTGCGAGCGCGTTGTTTATGACGACGTTCAGTACACACACGGCGAAGGAGGTACAGCGCGAACCCGTGCGAAGAACGACTTGATGTCGTCCGTTGGTGGGCATATACACACACAAGCTTACTGTGAACATCTTGTTGGAAGGAAGTATCGCATATTCGCAATGCAGACTGGCTGTGGTGTAGACGCTAAAAGCTATGCTGCTGCATACGCTAAGAACTTTAAACGTCAAGCAATAGGGTGCGGCGTTGTCTTAGGTGGTCATACTGCCATAAACGTAATGATGCCTTTGGGTAAACCTAAACCAAAGGCAGGCGTTGTTTTATAGAGTTCGAGAACTGTCTCGTAGTGTACACAGGACGACTTAAATATCGAACTTTTTAGAAAAGAAAAAGCCCTCTATTATTTGAGGGCTTTTAAACAACATAAACAAATGAATGCCTAAATCAATTTATTTAGATATATGACACGACAATATAAGTCATAAAACATCGCTAACAAAACTTATTGGTTTTTTTTCTACCGTCATAAATTACAATCATTGAACCTTTCATTGCAGGGCCTTTTACTAATTGTCCCCTATTGTTATATCCTTCAAATTTTAACCTGCCTTGTATAAATTCTATTTTTGCTACTCCGTATATATGAGTATGAAATATCTTTGTGTCTGTACTAGCAGGCAATAGCATAACACACAATTTGCCATTCATACTCTCTCTATACGCTTTCTTAATAAAGTCTTCTTTTAGTTTGCGTGAGTACGGAGGATTTACAAAGTTACGCTGTCCCCATTCTATTTTTAATCCGTCCCATTTTGTCAAATCGTGTTGAAAAGGGCAAGGGTCAAAATCAAAGTTAAATCGCTTATTTAACTTGTCGTAAAAATTTTTTGGCGTTTTCCAATCGTCTGGCTGTAAAGGTCTTTGTGCTTTCATTTTAATAAGTGCATTGTAAATAGGATCGCAAGTAAAAGAATAAGACAAGTAATAAACTTGTTAATGGGTGAAGATGGGTCTGAAGTAATCATTGTTTATGGGTTTTTGCAAATATAAACAAATAAAAGTTAAATAAAAATAAAGATTATCTTTTGCTTTTATAGAAAGTTAGTTGTATATTGCGGTATAATTAAACAACAAAAAACAAATCAAAATGACTTTAGACGATTTAATAAAACAAACTGAAGAAAACATCAAGTACCATCAACAACGACTTGAAGAAGAAGCAACAAAGTTAGATGCGTATTACACAGCCCGTGACGCTAAAGCTGATAATCCATATACAAAATGAGAACGATATATCCAAATGAACCAATTAAAGACTTTAAAGAATGGCGAGAATACATACGTCAACAAGTCTTAGACGCTAATGAACGTCGTGTTATAGCAGAATTTATTGAGGACATCAAGACTTCAACAACACCTAAGAAACAATGAGCAAAGTATTAGTAAACATATCAAATGAATACGGTTACACTATAACAGGTGTAGAAGGTGAAGACCTAGACGTTGGTGGCTGTGCATTAACTGCGCCTGGTTTAACTGACATAGATCTAAACAAGACTTATGATAAAATGATTACACTAATGGTAGACGGATATTATGTTGGCTTTGCTGGCGTTGCATCTGCTGTTAGTTACATTAACAAAGCTGAAAAGAACAAAAAGATAAGCAACATAACATTTTGGAATGACAAAGATTGTATCTACGGCTTAAAGTTTAGATACTTAGTAGGCAAAGAAGATCCTAACGACTTGCTTAACACAGAAAAAGATAAGGAGATTTTTCCTACTACAAAAGCAAAGAAAGATTATCTTTCGAGGGTTACGGGCCAAAAGCTAAAACGCTCAATTAACAAATACGAAATAAATTATAAACCTTTTAACTATTAATTATGGATTTATCACAAGTAAAAACTATAAGCTCAATACAAGGCGCAGGAACTTACGAAAGCGCACACGGTCTTTTGTATTCGTTTGATTATGAATTTGAAGACAACACTTCAATTCGTGCAAATCACAAATCACAAGAATCTCCATTTAAAGTTGGCGATCAGGTTAATGTTATTGTCAAAGGAACAAAAGAAGATTTTAGTTGGGGATCAGTACAAAAAAAGATGGATGGCTTTGAGTTTGGACATAAAGAATCAACAACAACATCAACATCTAATTCTGTTGCTAGATTTCACGAAAGAGACGATCGCAGACAGCATTTAATTATGAATCAATGGGCAATCAAAACAGCAATTGATTGCGAATTAAGTCTTGTATCGCCAGACAAGTTTGAATTACGAAATGCTATTGCAATAGCTAAAATGTTAAAAAAGCACGCTCTTGATTTGGACAATGTAGACGTTACTTTGCAAGCTGACGAACCAATTCAAAAACCGTTCTAATGAAACATAAATCAGACTTCCACGAATTTATAGGCAAACACTATGGAACACAAAGGCGAATGGCTAAGTCTCTAGGTGTTACACCAGAGACTGTAAGATCTTGGATAAAGACAAACCCAAGAGGAATGTTAAAATACTCACCTGAAATAGTAAAGGATAAAAATGTTACAGCATCACAAATAGTTTGGGAAGTTGTTTATAGAGAAAAAGAGCTTAAAAATAATGCTTGATTATTTTACTTTTGCTAGTGAGGACGCTAAACAATACGGAGTGGATGAAGCTATTATGCTTCACCACATCCGCTATTGGGTAGCTAAGAATGAAGCTAACGACAGAAACTTTCACGAAGGTAGATACTGGACATACAACAGTCAGTCAGCTTTTGCTAAGTTGTTTCCGTTTTGGACTGCTAGAAAGATAGGCCGACTACTTACAAAGCTTGAAGAAAAAGGCGCAATAATATCAGGAAATTTTAACGACAAAAGATACGACCGTACTAAGTGGTTTACTTTGACAAATGCAATTGACAATTTAAGTAGTATGCATATGTCAAATATGACAAATGGATATGTCAAAAATGACTCACCTATACCAGATAACTACCAAGAGACTAAACAAAATACAACACATATAGTGTTGCCATTTGACTCAGATTTGTTTAAAGAAAGTTGGACACTATGGAAAAAGTATAAGAAAGAAGAACATAAATTTGGCTACAAGTCAGCAGTATCAGAACAAGCTGCGTTAAAGAAATTAAGCAATCTATCTAACAACAACGAACAAGATGCAATCGAACTTATCGAACACGCCATTGCACAAGGCTGGAAAGGATTCTACAATAACAGAACAAGCACAAAAAATAAAACTTTCGATCAAGAGAAGTTTTTTAACCATATCGAATCACTCTAATTTATCACTAAGTGATGCTTGGCACTTAGGTACAAATGTAAGGTCTGCATACAAGCACGAACCTAAAATGACTATTGTTGGTCTAACGGCATTGCTTAAAGATGCTCTAGACTATTTAGAAATGAATAAAAGCTTTAGGCACGAAGGCGATTATATAGACGCAGTTACATATTTAATTGAACAATTTCCAGCAATGAAATTAGAAGAATGGAAAGTGATTACTAAAAGATTAAAAGCTGGATATTATGGCAAATTGTACGAAAGACTAAAGCTTCCTGAACTTGTAGAAATATTTCAGCAACACGAAGGCGAACGAGGCGATATGATCGAAAACAACTACAACAGACAAAAAGTAGTATATAAACAAGAAGCTGCACAAAAAGCAAAGCAAGAACCACTAACAAAGGAACAACTAAAAAAGTGGCAAGAATTTAAAGATAAATTAAACTTACCTGAATCTGACGTTGACGATAAAGGACGATGGAAGTTTATCGTACACCCTAATTCAACACCCGATGAATGAACTCAGCACAATAGGAATAATAAACAAAAACAACCCAACAAGTTTACGCTTGGTAAAAGACAAGCATTGTTCCTATGACGCAGAGGACGACCTACACATTGTAGAAATTAAAAACAGACGTTCGTACTATCCGACTAAAATGATTGAGGCTATGAAGTTGTTTGCAAATTATCAGAAAGCACAACTGAAGAAGAAGTTTTTTATATATGTAGTGACAGACGAAAAAGGTCTCTACACTTTTAACATATCAAAACACATTGACACAATTATTGCATCTGGTTTGGTAAAAAAAGAACAGCCAAGCAAGACAGACTTTAAAGGAGGCAAGACAATAATTAAATACTACTACAACCTGGACGAAGATCTTTCGTCATTTACTTATCCCCAATAGTTGCAAAATACTTTGAATTGTTTTATATAGTCCAACTATGGAAGGACTTGTTATTGCTATGGTGATTTTAGCGTTCGTAGACATAGGCGTAGAATACTACTTGTACCAAGGACTTAGAGTTAACGAAGCAATTATTGCTTTACTTGGTATTTTGTATTTATGCCTGTAAAGCGATCAACACTAATTAAAAAACTTGACAAGGTTTTTAGTCAATACATAAGACTAAAAGACGCTGATCACGCAGGTTATGTTAATTGTTTTACTTGTGGCGTAACAAAAAATTGGCGTGAAGTAGACGCTGGGCATTTTCAGTCGAGAGGTAAATACGCAACACGTTGGCACGAAGATAATGTAAAGCCACAATGTAAACGATGTAATGGTTTTAGAGGTGGTGAGCAGTATCAGTTTGCGCTTAAACTTGGAACTGACTTAGCTGATCAACTTGTTGTACTAAGCAACCAACCTGCTAGATTTACTAACGACGAGTTGTTAGAAAAAATTAAAAACTACCAACAGGAAGTAAAAAAACTTTTGTAAGCTTTGGGTGTGGTTCAAAAGTATATAAGGGAAAACTATGGTGCGATAATAGAAATTGCTAAAGTTATCACGCAAGGACGACACCCAGATTACGAAGACTTAGCACACGAAGTAATTGTGATGGTGCTTGAAGCTAACCGCGACAAGATGCAAAAAATAGTTGCAAAAAATCAAATGCGCTTTTGGATAATACGATTATGTATAAACAACTATCGTAGCTCAACAAGTCGTTATCATTACAAATACAGAAAGCCAAATGAAAGACACAAACAAGCGACCGAACATCTAAATCACTTACATAAATTAAACGACATAGATCAAAAGAAGTGGAACGAAGTGTTGTTAGATTTTATTGAAGACAAACTTAAAGATGTAGATTGGTTTGAAAAAAATTGCTTTGCTATTTACTACGGCGATAGACATTCACTTAATTCAATGGCAAAAGAAACGGGCATAAGTAGAAACACGTTGTATCGTGCTATTCGAGATGTCAGAAATTACATACAAAATGAAATCAAAAAGCAAGGGCTTAGGCGACACTATTCAAAAAATAACTGAAGCAACAGGAGTTGAAAAAGTAGTCAAGAAGTTTTTTGGCGAAGATTGTGGGTGCGACAAAAGACGCGACCGTCTAAATAAAATGTTTCCCTATCGTCAAATAAAAGAAATGACAGAAGAACAATACAACTTTTTTAAAGATGTGTTGCAACCTGCATATCGAGGACACAAAAATTTAAAAGGTGAAAATTCAAAATACTTTTACAAAATGTACAATGACATCTTTGGCAAAAATATGAAAATAACTAAATGCACTTCGTGTAATAAAAATATGTATATTGAACTACTAAAAGTATTTGAAGCGCAATGTACAAATGACGAATAATTTTTATCTTAACGTGGGTTATTTATACGACAAGGACGGTAAGGCGCAACGAGAACTTACAAAAAGTAAAGCGTTAGATCTAACAAAGAGACGAGTTAAACTTATGGGTTACAAGTGGAAAGAACTTGAAGGGCCTGAACGATACCGATATTTAACTGATATGCGAAAGGTGGTATGTACATATCTTTACGACAACCGTTGGACATTTCCACAAATTGGAAAGCTGTTAAAGATGGATCATTCGTCGGTTATTTATCACCGTCGCACATTCAACGAACTACTACAAACCGACGACCAAATGCAAACACTTTGGCTACAATTTAAAAATACATTATGAGCGCACGAAAAGCTAAACGTCACATCAACGAATCTGACGACTATCTTGTTTTAACACGAAAGCGAGATGTAATAAACGTAGACCACAAGGACAACGATTCGTTGAATATTATATTGGACTTAGCAGTTGCTAACAAACACTTCCTAGATTTGCTAAAGTCTGTAATCAAATCAGTAGATGAATATACAAAGCAAGAAAATACCGATAAGCCAGATTCAAGTAGATCCGAAGAACCCAAGGATTCTAAACAAGACGCAATTCAAGAAGCTGAAGTCATCGATTGAGAACTTTCCTGAAATGCTTGAAGTGCGACCTATTGTCGTTGCCGATGGTATTGTTGTAGGTGGTAATATGCGACTACTTGCAATGAAGGATTTAGGATTTCGAGAAGTCACAGCCATTGACGTTACCGATTGGACACAAGGTCAACGCGATGAATTTATGATTAAAGACAATCTAAACTTCGGCGATTGGAATTACGATATGTTAGCTAACGAATGGGAAGGTACTGACCTTGCCGAATGGGGTATGGATTTATGGGAAACGGAAGTCGAAGAAATGAAAGGTCTAACCGACGAAGACGATATACCCGAAGCACCTCAAGAACCGATTACTAAATTAGGCGACGTTTGGATTCTTGGTGAACATAGGGTTATGTGCGGCGATAGCACAAAAGTTGATGACGTTGAAAAGTTAATGAAGGGAAGCAAAGCCGATATGGTATTTACAGATCCACCTTACGGAATGTTTTTAGAAACGGATTATAGTAAGATTAAGGGAAGTGAGAAATCAATTGGGTTTAAGGGTAATAAAAGAGGGAATAAATATGATAAAATTATAGGTGATAATGAAGATTTTACACCACTACTAATATCAACAATCTTTGATAGCTTTAAGTATTGCAAAGAAATATTTATATGGGGGGGTGATTATTTTGTGGACTTGTTGCCCAATTATGGAAAAGATGGTAGTTGGTTTGTTTGGAATAAGCGTAGTAGTGAGGCACAACAAAAGGGGATTGGAAATTGCTTCGAACTTCTATGGTCTAAAAAAAAGCACAAAAGAATTGTCTATGACTTTGAGTGGTTTGGATTTTTAAGTAAAGCAGATCCAAAAGAGGCGAGAAATAGGTTACATCCTTCAATGAAGCCATCAAAATTATTATCTAAGATAATCGAAAGTTATAGCGAATTAAATAGTGTAATAGTAGATATTTATTTAGGTTCAGGCTCAACACTTATTGCTTGCGAAAAGACTGGTCGCAACTGTTACGGAATGGAATTAGATCCGAAGTATTGCGACGTTATAGTTAAACGATGGGAAGATTTTACAGGCAAGAAAGCACACCTTGAAGAAGAAGATGATTTGATGATAATAGCACAAGCGCAATAATGTCAAAGTTCAAACACCCTGACATACAAAAGTTACAAATGGCACACAATAAAAAAGACTTCCTTGAGGCATTAGAGCGTTCGCTTGGTGTAGTAACTACCGCATCGAAAGCGTGTAACATATCAAGACGAACACATTATCGTTGGCTTGAAGAAGACGAAGAATATGCCGACGCAGTAAAGGACATACAAGAAAGCGCGATTGACTTTGCAGAAAGTTCACTACATCAGCAAATCAAAAACAAGATACCGAGTAGCACTATCTTTTATCTAAAGACAAAAGGCAAGCACCGCGGATATGTAGAAAAGCAAGAAATTGAAGTAAACGAACCCAAGCCGTTCAAATGGTTTGACGACGAATAAATGAAAGACATTACTACAGAAGTGTTGATTGCGGTAACAGTTATACACGAACTAAAAATGTTGTACGAGTTACAAGAAGGACTGTCATCATTAGATAAAGAGATTTTATTACTCGAAAGGATTAACGCATTAGAAAATGCACTATCAGAATATTGAAGCAACCGTCAACATACTATCACGTTAAAAAGTCTAAGGCGAAGATACAAGTACATCAAGGGGGTACACGTTCAGGCAAGACCTATTCAATATGTCAAGCGTTAATTGAATTGTGCTACAAAAACAAAGGTGCTGGTATTGTAATAACAATAGTTAGAAAGACGTTTCCTGCATTGCGTTCGTCAGTAATGAGAGACTTTTTTGACATACTAACCGAAGGTGAAAACTACTACGAAGAAAATCATAACAAGTCGCAAGCGACATACACATTGTTTGGAAACCTTGTTGAGTTTATAAGCGCAGACCAGCCACAAAAGTTACGTGGGCGTAAACGAACTATGTTGTATATAAACGAAGCAAACGAGTTATCTCTTGAAGATTGGCGACAACTTATATTAAGAACGACAGACAAAACAATAATTGACTATAACCCATCTGACCAATATCACTGGATATATGAGTACGTTTTAAATCGTGACGACGTTGACTTCTTTCAAACCACATACCTTGACAACCCATTTCTTAAACAAAGCGTTATTGACGAAATAGAACGATTTAGAGAAACAGACGAAAACTATTGGCGTATATATGGTCTAGGTGAACGTGGCGTTAACACGGCAGCAGTATTTCCACAATGGCAAGTTGCTGATGCAATACCAGAACGGGCAAAGCTTGTTGCATACGGTATGGATTGGGGTTTTACGAATGACCCGACGGCGTTAGTTTCTGTCTGGCGTGAGGACTATTCTTTGTATATTAAAGAACACTTGTACAAGACTGGTTTAACAAATCGCGATATAAGTTTAGAGCTAGACAAACTAGAATTAGAGAGAACGCCAATCATTTGTGATAGTGCTGAACCTAAATCAATAGAAGAACTACATCGACTAGGACACAACGTAAAGCCGTCAAAAAAAGGGCCTGACAGTATTCGTTTAGGCATAGACATAATGAAACGACATAAATTATATATACTCAAAGAATCGTTAAACGCACAAAAAGAATTTAGGAACTATCGATGGGAGACTAACAAAGACGGAGTGCAACTATCTAAACCAGTTGATCACAACAATCACATTGTTGACGCAGTTAGATACGTTTGTATTAATCGCATCGGAACGCCCTATTCAGGCAAATACTTTATTTCATAATGGAATTAATCGTACCAAATTCAATGGCTGATGTTACAGTCAAGCAATATCGTGAATTAACAAATATAGACTTAGAGCAATCTGATACACAATGGATGTCAGATGCGATTACTATTTTATGCGATATAGACAAAGACTTAGTATCAAAGCTAACTATTGATGAACTAAATAAAATAGGCACTATAATTCATAAGATAACTGACGCTGACCAAAACAATCAAGAGCTACAAAAGAAGATTGAATACAAAGGCAAGCGTTATGGCTTTCATCCTAACTTATCTAAGCTAACCGTTGGTGAATTTGCTGACTTAGAAATGTATTGTAACGGGGGCTACTTTGAAAACCTAAACGGCATTATTGGTATTTTGTATAGGCCTATCGTCCAAGAAGGTGGCGACTTTTATACAATAGAAGATTACGACGCTGTTGTTTTGCCAAATTATTGGGATGACTTGAAGATGGATGTTGTGCTAGGTGCAACCAATTTTTTTTTGTCTATCGGCGTAACCTTAACGAACGGTTTGGTCAATTATTCAAAGGCGAAGCAAAAACAAACCTAATGGCTGAAAAGTGGGGCTGGTATTCTATAATCTACAATTTAGCAGGAGGCGACCCTCTAAAAATAGAAGACGCAACGCAAATTGAAATAGAATCGGCTTTTACATATTTAGCATATGAACAAGACTTAAATCGTCAAGGCAAATCACCTGACGCTGAACAATACCGATGAAATCATACAAGCAAATAACAAACCTACTACAAACGATTACAGACAATCATTTGATACTGCAAAGCTTTAACGCTGGCCCTTTAGACCAAGTTGACATTGAAAAGCTAGGACAAACAGACTATCCGTTTTTGTATTGCGAAATACTTGGTGCAAACATAGACAACGGCGTTATAAGTTACGATCTTGAATTGTTAGTTGCAGATATGATTCAGCCAGATCTAAGCGACAGAAATCAAGTGTATTCAGACACACTACAAATGTTGCACGATGTTTTAAATCAATTTATACAATCGTTAGCTACAACTAACACAACAGTTGATGACGACTATAAAGCTGAACTACCTGTTACTTGCACACCCTTTACAGCTAGGTTTGATAATGAACTTACTGGCTGGTCAGGATCTTTGACAATAGAGGTATCAAATAAAAATAACCTTTGCATTGCACCCTTTAGTTAATGGCTAAGTTACAATTCACAGTCGGTGGTGTTAGCTATCCTGCAAAAGCTACAAAAAAAGCGTTAGACTTTATTGGTAAACGCTGGCGTAAAAACGCACGCATCAGTTTAAAGATGCAAGGACGTATCAATACAGGTGCGCTTTTTAATTCAATGAAAGTGTTTGTGGGTGCTAATCAACACGCAATGTATGTAAACATCACACCACAAGTTGACTATTGGGATTTCGTCGACAAAGGTGTACAAGGTGCATCAAAGAACATCTTTCCTAAACAAAGCGAATCACCGTATAAGTTTGGTAGTGGTCGTGGAAAGCCAGGTTTACGAGGTGCAATTGATAGATGGACTACACAAAAAAACATACAAGGAACAAGAGACGCACAAGGTAGATTTGTGCCACGCAAGTCAATTGTGTTTGCGATCACAAGAGCTATTTGGCATCGTGGACTCAAACCTTCATTGTTTATTAGTGGCACTTGGAAGCGTTTAAGAATTAAAGCACTAAATATTTTAGCCGTTGCTGTTGGTGAAGATATGGCTGACGCAATAAAACAATCATTACAAAAAAATCCAAATCTTGAAGTAAAATGAGTATGACGGTACAACAACGCCCTGACACAACGGACGTACACGGCGTATTTGAACAACAGATGTATGTAATTACATCAACTGAATATTCAGGCGGCTCTTATTTTAAATTTCGTTATATAGCTGAATGGTATGTCGGTGGCACTTTGACTGCAACTGTGAAAGTATTTCCAAACTCTGAAGGGGCTGGAGTTTTCAGAGTAGAACAAATAATTCAAGACTTTATGTCAATAACGAAATTTGATAAAAATGTTTCTACTAATCAAATAAATGACAAGTCAATACACCTAGTGGGTGTAAACAACCCTGCATTTCCTTGGAGTCTTAGTAACGGCGAAAACTACCGAAAGATAGAAATGCGCTTTAAACAAGAGTATTCTACAACAGCAACGGGCGCACCTGTTGTTGACACTGTTAACAAAATTGACGGAGAATTTATTGACTACATTATGACAGCAGGTTTACGACGTGGATCAAAAACATTGTCTGAAACTTGGGATGCAGGGATTCCAGACTTTTTACACGACGAAGATTGGATTGAAAACTTTACCCCACATTCTGTTAACTCTAAAGTTTTAAGCGACAGATTTAAAGACTCAAACTTTATAAGCACAACAGCTTCCGATGTAAAAGTTGTTCATCAAGAAGTTACCTTAAAAGATGTAAGGACGTTAAGTTTGTTAATGGACGGGTCAGCTCCAACAAGTGGCACGGCTGTATCAGCTTACATAGCAACATACAATTCAAGCAACACGTTAACGTCATCAGGTTTTATCACTGCCGCAACGTCAGGCGGTACTGCTCCTGGGTCTGTGTCTAACGATTTTGAAAGACAACAATACATTGGTGTTGGGCCAAAGAATTTAGCTACACAATCAATAGTTGCAGCGATCGCAACAGAATTTAATGCTTCACCAAATACAGTTGCATATTATGAAGTTTTCTTTATGAAAGATTCATCAACTGTACCTTCTAACACAACGACAGCATCAATGGCGTCTTGTTGTTATCAATTTACAGTTAAAGATGCAAATTGTAGATATGGAGTCGATGGATATAATCCTATCACTTTGACGTGGCAAAATTCTCTTGGGGCTTGGGACTATCAAAGCTTTAATTTAGTAAGCGAAAAATCCACTAATCAAATTAAGCGAAAGACATTTGATCAAGTACCAGGCAATTGGGACACGGCAGACGCTTCACAAGACTTTAATTATCGAGGCGATCAAGGTGGTATGCGAATAGCTAAAGTAAACGCACGGCAAGAATTTACAGCGCATACCGATTTATTTAATGAAAATGAAGTTGACATTCTTGAAGCTTTACATCTGTCTCCATATGTGTTTTTACTTTCATCAGGTGGTCAAACAGTAACGCCTATTGTAATAACTAACACATCGTTTGTGTTCAAGAAAAACGTAAACACACGCAGCCCGTTTTTATATCAGATAAAGTTTAAAAACGCAAAAGAAAGACCGACAACTAAAGGTGGTACATACAGAGGTTACTAATGATTGAATTAATTGCATACGAACAAAAGCCGACACTTGCAACAGACGTAGTAGGCGATCAATGGACTTTAGATATAGCACAGCCAGGTGGTATATCTTTAAAGTACGAAGTTAGTAAGGGAAACGATATACTAGGTCGGTACAGCCCATTTAGTCAAACTTTTAGATTGCCGTTCACAAATTACAATTCACGATTTTTCGGTTTATATTATGACGTAAATCTAACACAAAGTAACGCAGGCAATGTTTTTAACATACACAAAAAAAGCTATTGCGAAATAAGAGTTGACGGTGTTCCGATAATAACAGGATCTTTACAACTTAAAAACGTACACACTAAAACTGAAGAATACGAGGTCGCAGTATTTGGAGAAGAAGCCAGCATCTTTCAAGAGATAAAAGACAGAAAGCTAATAGACTTATTTATTAGCGAATCAACAGGTGCTATGGACGTAGACTACGACGTTCCATTAAGCCCAGCAGACATTGTAAACTCTTGGACGTTAACTAACGATGTTACACAAGGAAACGTCGGCAATGGTGTTATTGTATTTCCTTTAGCCGATTATGGTCTAGGTGGCGAAAGTAGTTTCTTATATTACGATGATGGAAACTTAGAAGCACAAGGCATAGCACAAGAAAACTTTTTACAGCCTTATATGTTTAAGCCAGCTATTAATGTTGCGCATTTATTTGAAAAAATATTTACACAAGCTGGCTACACACTAAAGACAAATACGTTTTTAACGTCAGACGCTTGGACTAAGTTATATATGACTTTAGCTACTGACAGAGAATCGGTAGCAATAAGACCTGTTGCAGGTTTATGTGTATCGCACACACCAGCTACGTCAATAGCTCAAGTAAATTGGGCTGCTGCACCAAACCCACAAGAAAGCGCAGGAGCATATGAGATTGTTGATTTAGCGTTAGACGACGATACTGGTGTAGGTGTTAACTCAAACCCTCCAGCTTTATTTGACGAATCAAATAATTGGAAATACTTTGCTAGTATTGATGAAGGATATTTTGATGCGCCAGATACGGGTATGTATTATGGCACAACGAATCTTGGTTATGAAACAAACTTAACAGATGTTGGAAGAATTGCTATGCGAGTTCAAAGATTATCTGGAAATCAAGATACAGGTTCATATTACTTTCCTGGGCCATATACAGATGTATCAGGGGTAAGCTCTGGTTTTTTGCCTACTCACGAATGGGCTATGTTTCTTGAAGCTGGCGACCGTTTGTACTATCAAGCTGAAATCATTATTTATTCAGCAAATCAATCAGGTGATTATATAAGAGTAATACCCGAAGGAACATTTTTTACAGTTTATGCGTCTAATTTAAATAATGGCATTGCGCAAATGCCAAACAATATGCCTGACGTACAGCAAAGCGTATTTGTAAAAGATTTAGCTGAAAGGTTTAATTTATGTATAACGTCAGACAACAACGACGTAAAACAATTAAACATACAGCCTTGGCAAGACTATATTGACGCTGGCGATCGTAAAGACTGGACTGACAAGCTAGACACATCTAAAGAATTTACAATAAAGCCAACAGATACAATAAGGAATAAGTTTTTACATTTTGAGGACGCTGAAGATGACACTATTTTTAATAGTAATTTTCAAGAACAAAATGAATATGTAATTGGAAGGTATAAGCAAGAAGTCGGTGAAGATTTTACGTCAGGCACTTTAAAAAACAACCCTTTATTTGCACCGTTTCAAGTTGGGCGCATACCAAAAGCTAACGGAGATGAATCAGAAATAGGCGACGTTCTAATTCACAAGGGTTATGGACAAGACACGAACGGGCCTATATCTTCAGCTAAACCTAAATTGTTTTATCACAACGGAGTTAAAACACTAGCAAACAGTGCGTCGTATTTTATTGAAGAAACGTCAGTCACAACATTTCCTTTGTGTGTAAACTTTTACAACAACGGCAACGAAATTGCAAGCGATTCGCCTCTGTTATTATGGTCATTTAATCAATCGCACGCTTTTGGCTTGTTAAATTATGGTGCTACACCGTCTAACGAAGGTTATTTTGCAAGGTATCACCAACAGTTTTTAATGAGCATCTACGGCGAGGAAGCTCGTCTTGTTGAGTGCGAAATTATGCTTAGTCCAACAGACATATTTAATTTTAAGTTCAACGATGAAATCATCATTAAGAATACAGCTTACAGAGTTTTAACTATTTCAAACTACCAACCATTTGCAAACGTACCTTGTAAGGTTACTCTGTTAAAAAAGCTTGACGCATTTAAAAGTCAAAGCATACCACAGCCAGATGCAGAATGTGAGCTTGTTGTTGCTGGCTTTCAACAAAACGGGTTTGTGCAATTTATTAACCCTGAAACGGGCGTTACATCTAACGGTACAGAAGAATGTTGTAACGAAAACCACTACACTTGGAACACAACATTAAACGCTTGTATGTGGGCAACAGGCAATACTGGTGGTGGTAACGGATTTAGCGATGGACAAATACCAGGTTCGCCGATTGCTGTTGGTAAATCGATGGTGTCAAATTTAGGTGGCGTACACGCAGTAAAAAGTATGTCCTTAAATCATAACCCGATACCAGGAGAAATATCAATACAAGGACAAAATGCTTTAAGTGGTATTCTAACAACGCAAAAAAATGTTGTTTTATATGCTACAACGTACAGCAACACTACAACTACTGCAACGCCTACTGGCAACCCAAATGTAGGAAAAGCATTTGCGCTTGACGTAAATATGTCAGCACGTATTATTGTAAGAGCTTTGTCTATACAGACTGACGACTATTTTGTTACATCTAGCGTAGGATCACCAAATTCAACGTCATTTAAAGTTTATACTTTTATGGCTAAGAATCTACAAGGAACAATAAGCATAACTGGATCAGAACAAACGGACTTTGCACAAGAGGACACGGATGCAGGTAGTCGAGTTGTAGAAGTTTTAGCTACAAAGGGAACGGGTAGTTTTAACAATACACTTATGGGCTTTGTGATCAACGTAACTGGCCCAACAGATACAATTTGCGCTTGGAACTTAGATTGCTCAATTACTTTTATGAATACATCGTCAGCGACTATGCGTCAAGAAAGCAACTTGTTGTTGTTAGAAAATTTAGGAGACATACTATCTGAAGATGGACTTCCTTTAGTACAAGAATAAAATGATACAATATTTAAACAAAGTAGGTGAATCAATACCTAATACTTTAAAATTAGCACAAAATAACGAGGTTATAAAAGATACATATACGCTTCAATTATATGGTTATTATGAATACACAGGTTTGCGTGGATTTTTTAAAAAAGTAAAACAAGCAATCAAAGCAAATAAATATGTCTGAAAAAATTGAAGTAGGTGTAGTTGTTAAGGGAGCAGACACAGCAACACAACAAATAAACAAAGTTGACAATGCAACAAAAAGTCTAGGCACAGGAATAGAGGGTGCATCTACTGCCTTAGACAGTATGACTAATGGCGCAGTTACAGGTTTTAGAAAAGCTGCACAAGGCACAAAAGCTTTTATTAAAGGACTAAAGCTAACTAGAGGTGCTATAATTGCTACTGGAGTTGGCGCACTTGTCGTTGCCGTTGTTGCATTAGTTACAGCGTTCACTAAAACAAACAAAGGTGCTAAAATGCTTAAAGTTGCTATGGCTGGTCTAGGCGCAGTTGTTGAGCGAGTGACGGGCTTTTTGCAAGCTGCTGGAGGGTTCATTGTAGGTCTGTTTACTGGTGGCCCACAAAAAGCACTTGACAATTACCGTGAAGGTATGGACAAGCTTAGTGGCTCTATTGGCGAGGCCGTACGTCAAGTAATGGAACTAGAAAGACGATCACAAGCGTTAAGAACTTCGCAACGTGATTTAAATATACAATTTGCCGAAGGCAGAGCGCAAATTAAAGAGTTTAATATGATTGCCGAGGACACGACACGAGGCATCGAAGAACGTATTGAAGCGGCCGAAAAAACGATGGCTATTGAAAAAGAATTGATGGCCGAACGTCAAAGAATAGCTCAAGAAGAATTTGATATTGCAAAACAACGTGCGTCGTTAAGTGACACAAGCGAAGATGATTTAGATAACCTTGCGCAATTGGAAGTTAATCTTATAAACATAAGGACGGAATCTGCTGAAATGCAGACGACACTTAACAACAGACTGAATACAATTCGTGCCGAAGCTGCTCGAAAAGCCAAAGCCGAAGCCGATGCAGTAAAGGCAGCTGAGAAGGAAAAGCAAGAAGCGATCTTAGAAACGCAACGTGTTATCAGGCAAGAAGAGGAAAAAAGAATCGAAGAGTTGCGTACTTATTTAATGACTGAAGAGGAAATCGAGCTTGAAGCACACGACAAAAAAGCTGCAAGATTACAAGTAGCTCAATTAGAAGCTATGATGGAAGGTCAAACTGCTACACTTGATTTAAAAAGAAAACTAGATGCTGAAAGGTTAGCAATACAACAAAAATTTGAAGATCAACGTCAAGCTGTTATTGACGCAGCAGATGCAGAGGAACAAGCAAAGAAAGACAAACAAGACGCAATAGACAAGGCACGAGATGACAAAAAACTTGCAAGGGAACAAGCAACAGCTCAAGCAATAAGAACAGCAAGAATGGGGTTAGTGCAAGCTGGATTCCAAGCTTTAAATGCTATGGCTAAAACTGAAGAGGGGCAAAGAAAGTTAGCTGTTGCACAAGTCTTAGTTAATAAAGGTATTGCAATATCAGAAGCTGTTAAAAACGCACAACAATCTGCTGCTGCAACTGGCCCAGGCGCAGTCTTTGCTGCACCTGGATTTACTGCTACACTTGTTGGAATTGTATTGTCAGGATTTGCGTCTATAAAAGGTATAATGAATCAAGCTGGCGCAGCAGTTGAAGGACTTGATACAGATATGCCCGACTTATCTGGTAGTAGTGGTGGTGGTGCTGGTGGTGCTGGTGGTGGTGGTGGTGGCCCCCAACTTGCGCTTACACCAGACTTGTTGCAGTCATTTAATGATGC